CGTTGCTTAGAGCATCTTTAGAGGGCATTCCGTACATTGTGGTTGAAGAAGAAATTAAGCAAAACAATAAAAACTAAGTTCTAAAGTTAAAATAGAAAAACCCCTGTGCGGTCATTGTGACTACACAGGGGTTCTTCTTTACTTATCAGTAATGCAATCCCAGTAGAGATATGCTTTGCCATCTGCGGCATCTGCGTCCTCAAGGAACGCCTTTGCCATGTCAGCGTAGAAGCCCGGAGTGTCAACGGACTGACGCTTTGCGACTTGACAATAATCCGAGTACATCATGTTCATAACAGCCCAGAAATCGTTCGGGTCACAGGTGATATTGCGCTGTTTGGCAACGTCCTGCGTCTGTTCCAGCGTCCAGTGACAGCCCTTTGTGCCGTCAGCGTTCACCATGCTGTCGCACCATTCCTCCGCTTCATCGTGGGTGAGGTGCTGGCGTGGCATTCTGATCGAGCGGCTATCAGCACCGCCACGTTCGTACTGCCCAGACCGTTTATCCCAGTCTCCGTTCTGCGAGAAACCGATTTGCGGCATTCTGCGCCCATTCTCTACGTCAGGGTAGCGGGGGATAGGGTAGGGGTCGATGTAGCGGTTTTCCTCCTGCGGATAGTAGGAATAGCGGTCGTTGCTACCTTCCAGCTTACGCAAACGGCGTTCCATCTCACGCTCCCTGCGGTCACGCTCTTCCTCAAGGCGGTCACGTTCCGGCTCACGGTCTTTATCGTGTTCACGGAGCATCATCATGCGGCGAAAATTGTTCTTGCCCATAATCTACACCTCCTCAAGAAATAGACGCGGGCGCACCGGCGTGGGAACGGCAGAAGCAGCCAAGGTATTTGAACGTGCCGGTGCCGGTCGCAGACGTTGCCACACGAGTAGCATAGCGGGTGCGGGTGTGGATGCTCTCAGCGGTTGCTTGAGCGCAGTTGCAGTCGGTCAAAGGGTATGCGGTCGTGCCTGCGCCGATGGTAATAACCACAGGGGCGTTGATGGTGGTTGTGTCCGGTATGCTCTGGGCAACCACGATGCAATACTTCTCTCCGTTCTGGTATGCGCCAGCAGGGATATTGATGGTTAGCGTGTCATTGGCGAACGTCACCGCATCCGAGATGACGAGGTGCGGGCAGAGTTTGCAGCTTGTTTTGCAAGCCATAGTGTTTTCCTCCTAAAAAATCAGGGGCAGAGGTGTCTTACCCCTGCCCCGATGGTTCACCCGGTTTTATCGGGGAGTGTGTTGGTTAGCAGCAGCCGCAACAGTTCACGCCAACGTTGGGATTTGCCACCTGATAAGCGGGAATCGGACGAGGATTGACCCGGTTCAGGATGGTATCAGTCTGCTGGGACATCACGGTGGTCAGAAGCGCATTCTGCCGATCCTGAGAAGCGGCGAACTTCAGGTTCTGGTTCTCAGCGGTCAGAGTGGCAATCTTATCCTGCGTGAAGTAGTCCATCATGCTGCGGAAGTTGGCGTTGCAGTTGTCCACGATGGCACGGGCGTTGTCTGCGATAGCCTGACGGGTAGCGCAGTCCTCCGTTGCAATGGTGTACTTCAGGTCACCGATCAGCTGCTTGTTCTCGCAGCAGCAAGATGCCAGCTGCGTGGCAAGGGCGGTCTGACCCGCCTGCCGTGCATTGCCCTCCTGCATGATGGCAAGGTTGATGGCGTTGTCGCCATTGGACACGCTGCGTTCCAGACCGTTCACCAGCTGTGCGTTCTGGTAGCCAAGCTGGCAGATGGCGCTGTTCACGCCAGCAAAGCCGTTCGCAATGTTGGCGTTGATGCCATTGATCTGCGCCAGCTGGTCATAGCCCAAAGAGCAGATACCGCTCTGAATGCCCGCCAGAGAACGGGAGGTGTCCTGCTGATAGAAGCCCTCAGACAGAGCCGCACGGGTGTCGTTACCGCCCTGCCCGGTTGCGCCAGTGCCGACCAGATAGGGGATGTAGCTGTTCATGCCGTTGTCACCGCCGTTCCGGCCATAGCCGTTAGTGCCCCAGCCGAAGATGATAGCGAGGATGATGACAGCCCACAGACCTTCGTTGCCGAAGAATCCGCCGTTGTTATTGCCGCCGTCCTGCCCAGCTAGATAGCCAGTTGCAAAATCGTCCATGCAATAGCTGTCAAACACATCCTTTGCTTCAAACAGGTACGTCCGGCCGATAATGTCATAGACCTTTGCCACGTCCTCGCCTGTTTTCATCTTGCCCATCATGGCTGCACAGACAGAGCGTAGCTCGCCAGAATATTTGTAGGCATCGAACCGTTTGTCTTGCGGCAGAGCGTCTCTCAGGTTCACAACCGCCTGAAACCAGTCCTCATAGACTTGCGCTTCGGTCGGATTCTGCTTAGCATACGATTTGATGCTGTCGATGATGGCGATACACTGCTTTGGCTGCATAAAAAATAGGCACCCCCTACCTGAAAATGTAAAGAGTGCCTACAACTGCACAAAAATCAAATATTCGGTTTTATAATTTCACTTCGGAAAGTTATTTACTAAAATCCATCTTAATAAATGGGTTGTGTAGTTTATTTGACTTCTTCTGCAAGCTGGTTGAGCCTGCGTTTCAGCTCGTCCGCATCGTAGTACAAAGCGTCTGCGACGGCATTGAGAATATCGGGCTTGTCGGTGTAATCGCACAACGTTTCAATCAGTTTCAAGCTCTGATCTGACAATTTTACGGGTTTCATGCTTTATTCCTTTCTCTGACTATGTAAAGTAGGCTTCGGTTCTTCATCCCCAAGCATCAGCTTATAGCGGAGATACTTTTCGATAATACTGTGTCTTTCTGCCAGTGTACCGTAAATAAAGACGAGAGCATCTTTAGCAGCATCGTATTCATTCGGGAAAATGACAATTTCCTCGTTTGCAAAGGTTACGGTGCAGTTTTCCCAGCGACAGACTTCCAAGAACTGCTTGATTTCAAGGAATCCACCAAAGTCAAGCATAGACCGCAGTGTGATACTACCATTCTTAGCAATCAGTTCTTCTCCCTGCATATTATCCAGCCTTTCTCTGTTCAGCAATCCGATACCATGTCTGGCGGGTTACGCCAAGCTGGCGGGCAGCGTCCGTGACCGTGAGAATACGTTTCTCCACCTGCTCATGGAGAACGTCAAAAAGGTTGCGGTCATACTCGCTGGGTTTGCGGCCTTCCCTGTAATCGGGGCGCTGACTGGCAATCTTCTTGCCCTCTCTGGTACGCTCAACAATCATGTCACGCTCAAACTCTGCAAAGGCAAGCATAACAGTTCGGATGACCTTTCCAGTAGGGGAGTTGTTCATAACCCCCATATTCAAGATGTTCACCGAAACGCCCTTATCAATGAACTGGTCTATCAGCTCAAGACCATTCTTAGCGGAACGGGCAATACGGTCAAGTTTCGCCACGATCAGCGTGTCTCCCGGCTGGATTTCAGCCATCAGCTTGTCCAATTCAGGGCGATGCAGCTTCGTGCCGGTATAAACATCCGAAAAGATTTTCTGCGCGCCGTTAGCTTTCAGAAGTTCCGACTGGGCTTCAAGACTGTTGCCGTCAATCGCCTGTCCGGCGGAGCTGACACGAGCGTAACCGTAAATCATTCAGGTTCACCGTCTCTTTCAAGAACTTTAAGAACAAATTCATCCGATGCAACATCAGCACCAATAGGCTGAATCACGATTTGGTATTTCATTTCTTCCAAGAGCATTGCCATTGTGGACAACTTTAAATCATCCGCATTAACGCGGTTTGTCACATAAGAAGAAACTTCATATCCCATTTGCCTTGCAAGAGATGCAGAAGTATATCCTCTGATTTTCATAACGGAACGAAGAATGTCCCCGGAATTGACTTTATTTTTGGTTGCGCCGCCTTTTTTCTTCTCTGCCATTTTTATCAAACCTCTCTTTTGACCCAATGATAACACATTCTCGTGTCGATGTCAACATCTTCTTGTGTTTTTTGCAAATTTTTTACTATCAACAGGGTGGTAAAACGGCTGTAAACTTTTTCGTTACTTTACAAACTGTATACTTGAATAGTAGCCTTACGAATTATCGAAAAATATCTTTTGAGTTACTATCGCTAGGGTAAACTAATCCGTTTACTGAAGTACTATCAAATAACGTAAATTTACGTTAGAATGCGTAAAATGTCACAGATGTGTGACTGAATTATACAAATTGGGCTGTTGACAACTATATACCAAGCGTCTATAATCTAAGACAGCAGAACACACGATGAATCAGCCAACAACGGCAGATTTATCCTTTGTGGCATAAAAAATAGGCCGTCAGCCCCACCGACCAAAGTAGTACTGACGACCTATTCCACCACAAAACAGAAGCTGCGCAACCAAGGGCGCAGTCTCGGTTTCTGTCAATTATTATAGCAGAAGCAGACAGCTTCTGCAATAGAAAGGAGCAAAAAACATGAATTTTCCTACGACAACCGAAGAATTTCTGAAAACCATTGCCCATGGCAAAGAGCCGACCAGCGAGGACAGGGAGTACGCAGAAGCGCTGGGTAAACTGTCCGAACTGAACTACCGGGCAGGGTACGAAGCGGGAGCAGCCAAAAATAAGGGCTGAGTTTTGTGCAAATCTACAAACTTTTAGATTTTGTACAGATACCAGTACTACATTAAGCGTTTGCGTAATTGACAAGCCACAACATATTGCGTATACTGGTTGCACCCACATGAAGGGAGGTGAGTTTATGTACAGTCCTTATCTCGAACGCCACAATCACACGTTCACTGTTGCACTGACCGAACGGCAGTTCCAGTGGCTGAAAGCCTATTGCACCGAACACAAGGTTGCACAGGCCGCAGCCATCCGTGACACGTTCTTTGAGGTGCATCCCATTCCGGAGACCGATGAGAAAGAATAAGACGCTCGCTAAAGTTTGCCGACCACAGCGAACGTCTTATGAAACACTCAGAGAGTATAGGCCCTCTTTGGGTTATTATACCAGAGATGGCCTGCTCTCGCAAGATAGAAAGGCTAAATTTCTATGAATAATAATCTCGAAACCATCCGAATCTTCTCCGAAGATGTTATCCCTGTGTACGACACCGACACTGGCGAAAAGGTTGTGCTGGGTCGGGAACTGCACGAAAAGCTCAAAATCAAGACCCCTTATCACATCTGGTTTCCCCGTATGGTGGAATACGGGTTTGTCGATGGAACGGACTATTTTACGGAGAACAAAAATGTTCACCGTGAAGATGGACGTAAAATGCCACAGCTTCAAATCGACCACATCATCAAGCTGGACATGGCAAAGCACATTGCAATGATTCAGCGTACACCTGAGGGCATGGAGATTCGCCAGAAGCTGATCGACCTTGAGAAAAACGTGTCCGTCAACCAGTTCGCAGGGCTTTCTAAGGAACTGCAAGCAATCCTTGTGATTGACCAGCGCACCATGAAACAGGAGCAGCGCATTTCCGCTCTTGAGAACACCATGACCATCGACTACAACCAGCAGCGTGTGCTGAAGCGTGTCGTGAACACGGTGGTCATCAACGCTCTTGGCGGCATGGACAGCCCGGCCTACAAGAGCCGTAGCGTCTCTCAGAAGCTGTTCATGGAATGCAACCGGGACATTCAGGACTGGTTCAACGTGAACAGTCGAAACAACGTGCCAAAGAAGCGGTTCGATGAAGCTGTCGAGTACATCAAGAAGTGGAGACCGTGTGCGAACTCTGTTATGTTGGTTCAGGTCACAAACGGCCAGACCCAGATGCCCATGTGAAAGGAGAACAACTATGCTTACCGCAGATAAGATTCAGGATATGGGGGAATACCTCAACTACGCTTTCGAGACCATGCTGAAGCTTTGGCGCACCGTTGACTACGGCGAGTGCGTCCACGAGCCTGTTATCGCTTGTGACGGAAAGGTTGTCGATAGCGGTCAGCTTTCCTTTGAACCGGACGAAAACGGCGAGATCGAGCCGGTTCTGCTCCGGGACAGCAAGTGCATCATGCACGATGTGAAGTATTGGATGCCCTTGCCCAATGTTGAGTACCATCCCTATCACGGTGAAATCGTGAAGTAAACAGCCAATAAGAAAAGCCAGTGGTTAGAGAGCATCTAGCCGCTGGCTTTTTGTGTTATGGGTCAATCCTGCAAAGCAATGACTTCGTAGGAGCTATATCCAACAAAACCGGACGATGGGTAAAGTTCAAATGTTGTTGTTTGCCCAGACGGAAGTGCATCGGTTATGTATGTGCAATCGCCACCCACAGGGACTTCGTTTCCTTCGGTGTCTTTCATTTTATAAATGACGATAACTTTTATCCAGTTGCTTGTGAACTGGCTATTGTTTGTAATTTGACCTGTGTAACGCAGATCGTACCCAGAGCCGCGTTTAGAAACATTGGTGACGGAAAGTTCACCAGCACGAATAGCCTGATTGGATGCGCTCGCTTTGTGGAAATTCCGCTCGTTTGCAGTGATAGTGTATTCCATTCTGGTTGGAGTAATGCCTTCGGAATCAAACGACACATATCCAGCGTACCAATAAGAGTCTCCCTCTGCAATCCAGTCGAGGGTTTGTTCATCGGTTTTTAATACTGAACCGTCAGAACCGAAAACAGAGGCCTTTAGAGATACAAAATCAACGGCGTAATCGGGGTACGTATTCTCAACCAGTACAGCGTAGTAGACATAGTATCTCGTTTTTCCGTATTCGTACTTGGTTTCAAGGTGACTATGAGATTCCTTAATTTTAACAGTTCCTTCTTCGTTAGTTTCTTCTAGTTGAGCAGGGGATGCAATCTCATCCGGCTTTTCGACAGCTATCGCACATAAAGGCGACATTAAAAGTACGGCCGCTGCCAGAGCTGCCGCAATGATTCTCTTTCTCATTTTTGACTCTTCCTTTCTTTGGCGTATAGCCTTTAGCTGATTATAGCACATTCTAGGCTCCGAGAGGGGCCTTTTTGTATTTTTCGGAATTTTTGGAGACTTGCACAATCAGATGGGTTTGGATTTGTGAAGGTGGGGTGGGTGTTGGTAAGGGGAACCCCGAAAACGCCTTTTTTATTTTGGTCGGAGGAGACGGGACTCACCGCCCCCACCCGGGCCTCCGGCCCTATTCCCCCCGGGGACCCCAACGCGCCCGGACAGATTGCACATCACAGGCAGCAGAGCAGACCACGCCAAAACCAGGGCGGGCAAATACCAGGGCAGACCACGCAAGGCACGACACACACGCCCAAACGCTGGACACGCTGCACCGGTCCGCACTCGATACCAGACAGGCCGCCGCCGGTACGATCTGACCGGCGGCGGGCGCTGGAGGGCGTGGAGTGTGTCCGAAACTGTGCAGATTTGGACACACTCAAACATGAACGATTTTCAACACAAGAATGTGTGCAAAATCATTGACGCCAACACAAGAATGTGTTATTATATAGACAACACAAGAACGTGTTACACCGCCACAAAACAGGAGGACAAAAACCATGAAAACCACATTAAAAGACATCCGCCGTTATGTTGCTACCAACGCCGCCGAGGACTTGACCAAAAAGCGTTTCGCAGAGATTGACGCAATCCGCGTTGCAGAGTGCGGATTTGAGACCATTGCATACAGCATCGGCATTTACGGCGTTACGGGCGTTCTGGTAAAGGGCAACACCACCGGCAAACTGTATGCCGTCACCGCTCGCACCTCTGCGCTGTTTCAGGTTATGTGATAGGGGGTGCAAAGTATGATTACTCTTGACTTTTCCCAGTGGGCCGCCCTCTGGTATGTGGGCGGCATGATCAGCGGCGCACTCGTTATGATTGTTTTTTTAAACAGCTGAGGAGGGCGAAAAAATGACAATCGATATTTACAAGCCGGAACTTGCTGCAGAGTATCGCGGCAACGTAAAAGCCGCTATCCGTGCCGGTGCTTATAGTGTATGGGACGCGGAACGCATTGCAGGCGCTTTTAATTTTGGACACGGTACGCAGGCCGATTTTGAGCGGCACAAAAAAGCAAATTCTGGCTTGCATCTTTTTATGGAGGTATAAAAATGACGACTTTCGAAGAAAAGGTGAACGCATACCGCGAAAATAAGCGGTTAATTGAAGAGCTTGAAGCAATGAATGACGCTGTAAAGGCTGAAATCATTGACATGATGCACGGCGCACCCGAAATGGTGCAGGGCACTGCAAAGGCCATTTACAAGGATGTGCAAAGCGTCCGACTTGATAGCAAGCTTTTACAGGCAGCACACCCGGATATTTATGCAGAGTGCAGCAAGCGCACCACATACAAGCGTTTTAGCGTGGTTTGATGGAGGTGCGACAAGTGATTTTTTCTTGTATCCTGTTCGTTTTTTGGTTTTTCTCGGCGCTGTTTAAGGCGTCAAAGTGACGCCGATCGGACACTTTAGCGGGGCTGCACCGTAAAGCAACCCCGCCCCAGCCCAAAAGGGCAAAAATATTTCTTGCAAGTCCTGTTTTTAGGGCTTGCAGTATGATATACTAACAGCAACAGACTCACAGGGAAGGGGCGCATGAAATGAAGGTTATTGAAGGGTTTAACGAATTTTTTCGCAAAATGTCAGCCGATGAAAAAAAGATTTTTGCACAGCTTATTAGGCGTGGTACTGGGGCAGCCGTCAAAATCGGCAATGCAATATATTTTTACTGGGGTGATGATATCGGCCCCCGCCCCGTTTCACGTTTTGAAAAGTTCGACACGCTAGAAAGTTACAATAAAAAAGACCTTCCTGCCGTTTCATATTATGTATCTTATGATGAGTGGTATTTACAAATGAAAGAGCAAAACGGCGGTTTGATTCATGAATAATAATTTTACCCCGCCCACACCGGCGGGGCTTTTCTTTTGCCTTGCATCTGCTGAAGGTGCAGGGCTTTTATTTTGCCCTGCTGCAATACAGCCCCATACAAGCGCTTGCAGCGCGTTTTGCGCCGTCAATGCAGTTATACCGCCCACGCCGCAAAACAGCGAACAGGGCTTTGCAGGCGTTTTTCCTGTTATTTGCCCAATTCTACCGCCACAAATACCAGATTGACACAAGTGGCTATAATACCACCTGTGCAACGCTGGGACGTATCACAGCGCCCGGACGGCCCCAGCGCATACCAGATACCACCAACGAGCCGAACGCTGTACAGGCCAGCACAACCGCCCTATTATAATAAGGTATATAATGGTGCAGGGGTGCGCCCTCGTTATAGATCCATGCCAGACGGCGCAACACATTGCAGACCATGCAAGCCCGGCGGGGCAGCTTGGCACCCTCCACCCGGCAGAACAGTCCAGCAGCAGGGGCGCGGCAGGCGGCGCGGAACTATTGGCGGCTCTCGCCGCATCTCTTTTCGGGCTTTCGCCCGATAGCTAATAGAGGTCAGCAATAGTCGTAGCGTTCCAGCTGGAATAGTCGTAGCCAATAGTCGTAGTTTCCCCAATAAAATAGTCGTGGAATAGTCGTAAAGTCGTCCGATGACTAGCTTTTGAAAGTCCTATATATTGTATAGTAACGAGCAGTCCGCTAATAGTCGTAGAGTAATAGTCGCAGCGTTTTCTTGCGAATTATCGTCAAATAGTCGTGTGTTTTTTGTGTGAAATAGTCGTTTGCCTTTTAGGAAAGGAGAGGTTCGATAGTCGCTAAGTCATCCGACCACCCCAAAATCACCTCTCGTTCCAATTTCGCATAATTTATTCCTATGCTAGTTATATCTATTTCGTATAATAACCGTACTTATTATAGTATACAGATATAGTTACTCCCGATAATCACGGATTATTTCGTATAATAACTCGCACCATCCGATTCGGTCTGTTCTTGCTCTATTTAATTCCCAGTAACGTGCTATGGTATTTTAATCAATCCATAGTATTTTGCTAGGAATAGTAAATGCAACATTTCTACATATTCAACCGACTACAAAATGAAGTCAATTCTCCATGTGGAATAGTCGCATACCATCCATCAATCCGAACCTCACGCCAGTTCTCGCCTACGGTTCGCTCTGCTGGCTAACGGTGTGGCTTTGGAGATAGAGGGTTGTAGGGGGAAAGAACCAGCTTGCAATTTCGCATAACCGTTATTTATTCACTTTTGAACCATCGTGGCACACCCGGCTCCGTCAACGCGCGCGCTAGCGCATATAACGCCCGCGGGCGCGCTAAACACACGGGGAGGGAAAAGGGGAGCACGGAAGATGTTAGGGGGATTATAGGGGGTAATAGGGGTTGTAGGGGAAAGAGGGGGACAAAAGGGGGAAAGAGGAAACAAGGGGGAAAGGGGACAAAAATTTGAAAGCCATTTCCGAAAGTGATAGTCGAAGCATTTTTTTGTCTCAATCAGTCCTGAGATTTGACAAATAGTCGTTGGCATCTTCCAATCTCGCTGCTATCATCGCCGGAAAGGCGTGTAAGAGCCTGTCTGACGCGTTTTTGTGATTAACCCGATAACTTTCACGTCTAACCTCGAAAAGCCGTTCTCCACGCTCCCACATCGTTCTAATCGCATGGCCTAGTTTGAGATATACCATCAGCATCAACGGAGAGCCGTCTACGAGCGTCTGTGGCGCGTTTTCGCGGTGAAGTCGATAAAGTTATCGTCTAACACCTAAAACGCCTTAAAACAGGCTTTCTCTCGGTGTTTAAACGAAACAAGAAAAAGCCATCCTGTCATAAGTTGACAGAACAGCTCTTGGCAGTTCGTTGTATTGCGCTCATTCTTCAACCAGAGTGATTTTCGGAAACTGGTCAACAGGTGTTCTCATAACCCGCTGAAATGTCTCCCAAAGCCCATCGTACGTCTTGAAGATGTTTGCATGGCGTCTTTCATCGCCCCGATGAGCCCCGATAAAAAGTCTTACGACAAAATCAGCTTCATTGCGTTGCATTCCAGCGGACATTAACAGTTTTTTGTATCGATTCTGCGTCATCTTTTCGTTCTCCTTTCAGTCCATCCAAGTGTACTCTTGGAACCGTTGAATCTGCTTGTTAAACGTGATGGGAAGGTCTCCTATCTCGCCTTCCTTGTTCTTGCTTAGCCGGAACAGGTACTTGTCGGGGTTATCGCCAGACAGAAGAATGATTGCATCAGCGTCCTGTTCGATCTGTCCGCTTTCTCGCAAGTCGGAGTTAGTAGGCGTTGCTCCGGGCTTGGATGGGTTTCGATTTAGCTGTGCCAGAGCTACCACGACAATGCCTGTGGTCTGTGCCAGCTCGTGTAAGGCAATGGATATGGCTGTAATGGCGGCATATCTGTCCTTTGCGCCTGTTTCGTGGATGAGCTGAAGATAGTCTACGAAGATGACCTGCGCCTTTTTACGGAGAGCCTGAGCCTTCATCCACGCCACGTTCTTTCCGGCAGCGGAGCGGATATATAAGGGCATCTTCATGTTCTTTGCCTGTCCGTCAATTTCATTCAAGCTGACTGCCTTATTTTTCACCGTGTCCAGAGGGCAGTATATTTGATTAGCCATCAGACGTGCACCCAGCTTGCGTTTGCTGGTTTCTAGGCTGAAATAGTACACGGTGTAGTTTTGCTTTGCCATGCTTGCTGCTATTTGCAAGGACAGGGCTGTCTTTCCCGCAGACGGTCTGCCGCCGATGATGATGAAATCGCCCGGAGAAATGTGCAGCGCTTCATCCAGACGCTCTAGGCCTGTCTTGATGTACACAGGCTTCTCGTCCATGTGAAGCACGTAGTCGTTCAGCACATCTTCGTATGTCCACGCATCTTCTTCCTCAGCTTTCAGGCTCATTGCTTCGCCCATCTGCTGGTAAATGTCTGATAGATCAGAATAGTCGGTAAGCTCGCTGGTCATCTGAAATGCCAGACCTTGCACACGAGTGAGTGCAGCTTGTTCTCTGATAAGCTGTGCCCAACGCTGCATCTGCTCCCTATCAATTCGTACACACTCTGATTCACAGGTTTGTACACACGCCAAGAGCGTCTGCGCTACGTCTGGATGCTGCGTGTTTATCTCGACTATATCTATCTTACCCCTAGCCGTCCAATAGCCCTGAACAGCCGCAAAAGCATCTCTTAGCTCAGGTCTGAACAAGTCAAGTTCAAGGTCTGGTATGATTTCATCCACAACGCCCGGCTTGCAGAGCATCAGCGCACCGATAAATACCGTTTGAACGTCCATTGTCATAGTCTAGGAAACTCCATCTCCGTACTTTGCTCGTACTGGTCATCCTGTTTCAATGCGTAAATGTCCTGCCATCCAGCATAGATGCTCTGGTCGAGAATGGCTTTCCAGTCATGCCGATCAAACTTTTCCAGCTTGTTGCAGAGCATCTGTTTTGCCCGGTCTGTCATAGGCTTTTTGATTCTTGTACGCATTTGTGCGAACTCTCGCAGGGATTCCAACAGGGCTTTATCGCCATGAGCAAAGTCGGAGAAGATGTCAGGTTTCTTCTTAACTGCGCTTTCCGGCAGGGTCTTGACGTTCGTCTGACTGTCAGTTGATACAATGGGTTCATCGTCATCTGACTTTGAACTTATAGATGAGCTGACTTTCATCTCATTTATGACATGAGGGTGAGCTGACTTTCGTGTAGACCATCCTTTTGACGCAATACCGCTTCTTTTAGATTCTTCATCGAGCAGATGTTTAATCAAAATGAAACAAGATTCTGCTTTTTTTGAGTTCAAAGTTGCGTCTTTTCCTTCAAAAACGTATGCACAGATTGCATCGTAAAGTTCCAGCTTCTCTTTACTTTTCAGTGTGGAGATGGCTTCAAAGTAGTATCGTTGGAACGTAAAGCTGTCTCGTTTTTTGTCCATACTCAGTCCTCTTTGTAGCGTTTGTTCCATGCTTCGATAGCATCCTCTGCCGTGTCAAACAGTGCGCCACCCATGCTTTGATTGTCTCCATCGGTGCAAAGGATACAGTTGCCCCATCCTTCGTGATGCAAGTCATAAGAAAGCCCGCTCCACGGGTCTTGTTCGTACTCGCATCCCAAATGACCATGAAAGTTGCCTTCATCATCGCACACGCCAATGTAAACTGCGTTCTTGCCGCAAAACGGGCATCTCTTGAGTTTTTCCATCTTTAATCCTCCTCAAAATAGACACCCAGCGTCAGGCTCACGCAGCCTTTCACCTTTACAGTACACAGGTCGATTGCGCTTCTGCTTGATGTAACCGCACTGCGTTTCGGACAGTCTGATCGCATTTGCAAGCTGTTCAAGTGATGCAGCACATTGGTTCATCGCTTCTGTTAATGCTTCAAATCCATCCATATTTAGTCCTCCGTAGGCGGTTCAGGCATAGGCATCCAATGTGTAACATTTTTGAATGGGATGCATTCTCTTGCTTCACACCAACCACCGTTTGCATCATAATAGGCTACCCAGTCACCAGCTTCTTTGTCGTGAACCAGAACATAATCGCTGGCAAAATCGTTTTTCGGAATATCGGGCAATCTATCCTTGACGCTAATCCAATCGCTCATGCTCATCACCTCATACCATCGGAAACGCCATCCAATGCGTCACCGTCACATCTTTCGGCAGTCTCTCGCCTATCTCATCCCAGAACTGACCGTCTGCGTAACAGCCAAGAAAGTATGCTGTTGGCGAGAATCATTGCAACATTTTTCCATCTTTATCACGCCACGTTGTCTTGGTCGCAAGCAACAAAGGCTGTGTCCGCTCTCGTGGCGGTTCGCTTGCTGGACGCCAAAGGGTGTTAGCCATGTGCGTTCTCCATTTTCGATCCACAAGAGGGACAATAGTCCCAACGTGTGTGATGGTTCTTTGTGTGGCATCCGCTACACTCGAACCTTGTAAATGTATCGTCCTGTACAATCCATCTAGCAGTACGTCCTAAGACTGTCGGCGCATCTTCCACAACCTCAATGGCATCGCCAATACCGCAAGCACGGCATCTAACGCCGTTGTAGTTCTCACAGCCATCGCAATAAGCTTTCTGGATTCTTTCAATAAGTGCGTTTCGTTCAAGGTATTCTGGATAATTAGCCATTGTCTTTCACCTCGATTGTTGGTGCAGTGTCGATGTAGTCAAGCACATCGTCTAGCGCATATCCCATGTAGGCGTACTCGACAGTAAACTCTTGCTCTAATTCCTGCATCCATTCTTCGATACGCTCCCGTAGTGCATTGGCATCAATCGGCCTAGCTTCCATTGCCCTTTCTCCTTTCAATCTCCTTGCAAACCGCTTTGTAAAACGCATCCCACGTCTCATAGTCGCAGGAATCGCCAAAGTCAAATCCTGTCCGCTTTTGTTCTGCAATGTCGCGTTCAAAGCAATCAAGTGTCTTGCCGGTCAGCTCCGGCAGAAGCGGTGTGATGTATCCGCAAACAAGACCAAGCATATATGACCGTCTGCCCAAGCAGTAGCGGACAGCGCAGTTGCAGACCGCTCCGAAGTCATCATTGGTTGGGTCTACCATGCCTTTTGGCGCATCCGGCTTCAAATCGTTCACGCTGCATTCAAGGGCTTCTGCGAATTTTACCAGCCGCGTTTCTTTCTTTACGCCACGCTTTTGCTTTTCAACAGCACTGACGTATGCGCCGGTCGTCCCGATCATCCTCGCAACATCTTTCTGTGTGATGCCAAGTTCAAATCTGCGCTTTTTGATTTTCTCCCCTGTTGTCATTTTTATACTCCCGCCTTGTACATCGTATATAAGACCACAAACCCAGTCAAAAAAGTAAAAACGTGGAGAATTGCATCCGCAAGAACCTTTATCTTTTCATCGGAAATTTCGTTCAAAAATATATCCCATATCAAAATTTTTTCAATGAGATATGCTATCCCACATATAAATATTCCAACCAGAAAAGAAGCTAAAACCACAATCAACGCATTTCCAAGATTACTCATTCTCTTTTTTCTCCCATTCCTTGCATCCGCGTTCGTCCCACACGAAGTCTGCAACGTGTTCTGACTGGTCGTTCACGCACACGCCCTCCGGCTCTGCGTACCATTTGCAAGAGCCGCAGGACGGCTCAGATTTGTTCTCGCAGGATTCTGCTGTGCATCGGATAGACTTGCCAGCGGAGAACTGCTTGATGCCCATGCAAGAGCAATGTTCGGTGGTGCAGTAAATCATTCTTGCTTCCTCCAACCAATAAAATCACACAATCCAATTGTTTGAGAGTCACAACGATGCGTATATTTAACGGTTGGCAAATCGAACCCTGTAAGGTTGTTGCAAACAGTATTCGAGCTAAAAAGTTCGTCAAAGGTATTATCATAGATTTTTGCGCTCTCGGCGTTGTAGATAACCAGACCACATTGCTTGCAACGCCAAACGGAACATCTTTTCATTCTTCCATCTCCCATCCTATCAGCTCACAAACGCCAATGCTGTTATTCTGGCAGTGGTGAATTCAGCTGTTCTCAAACGCAAACAGAGTAATGCTTTCTGCTGATAAGATACGTTCAGATTGTCCATTTCTAAGCACTTCAATGTCCTTCGCAATGATTTCTTCACCGTACCGCTTACATCGGTAGATTCTGTAATCTTTCATCTTCTCTGCCCTCTCTTTCCCCTGTTGAACCGCCCGATCACTTGCTTATACTCCGCGTAGCACTCCGGGCAAAGGTCGCCTGTGTCCCTGCGCCACGCCCAGTCCTTGAAATATTCGTCAGGGTTCATCATCCTGCCGCTCAGAACCGCTCCGCAGCGGTCACATACTCGCTTGTGGTAGATTCCTCTGTCAGTCTGCATTAGTTGTCACCTCAAACCCTGTCCAAACAATTCGCTTTCGAGCAATCAGAACAATCGCCAGTGCATTTTATTGCTTCATCCTGATATTTTTTCTTGTAATATTCGTCCCAAAACTTCCTCTTCTTTTCACGGTCGCGTAGATATGTGTCAAAATCTCCACGACAACGCCTGTATTCCAGAAACTCTTTCCCCCTTCTTCCAAGGGTGCGGTATAAATAGTAGACTTTGGAAATCATATCAAACGCAAGTTTTAAGAAAAAGCTGGCAACAAAGAGCATACCAGCACATCCAGCGACGCAGAACGATACATCCTTTGCGGTTTCGTAGATATTAGCAAACATTATTTGTCCTCCCCAACGTCCTTGAACAGAATTTCTTTGTCAGCTTTCCAGTCTTTGATTTTGCACGGAATGTCCGTGCCGGGTACGGTTTTTTTCAGCCCATCCATCTGCCAGACGTTCCATGAGATGATAGCAGCCATGTTGCGAACCTTCCCAGCGTCAGGCTCTATGCCGAACAGCCACTTAAAGTTCTCTCGCCATGTCAGGAGCATATTTGCTCTTGCAAGCAACAGGCTGTCACCCTGCCACTCATAGCCGTATGTAGTCGTCGCTGCGTCCTCTGCCACATCGTGCCATGTCCAGACATTCCAATCAAACCAGTTGTTTACACATTTCAGTTTGCGGTCAAATAGTCCTTTCCGTTTTGGTACTGGAATCTTTTTGCCTGTTACCGTGTCGTATCGGTTCACAAGGAATGGTGCTTCTCCGCAGGTGATTTCAAGGACTGTCGAATGGATGTACTTGATAGGCTCTTTCTTCATATCGGGCATCGCACCGTTTTCTTCGCCCATGTCTATCATCTTTTCGCAGACCCAAGAAGGAGTGAAAACCTCTGCTTTTGCTTTGGTTCTTTGCTTCTGCTCATCCAGACGCTTGAGAACTCGTGGCACTGGCGGGCACTTCTTGATTTGTTCTAACGTGATTTCATCCGTAAAGTCTGCGCCTAGTTCAGGCGGTGGGTCTGTCGCCCAGATGATGTTTTTGCCGGTAGTACGGTCTTTAAGCAAGATAAACAGCACCGCCGAAAGAATCGGGTCGGAGAAGTCAACCAACTGTTGTTTCATTTTCCGTCACCTCTTTGTACTCCACGTCAATTCCTTTCGGCAAAGCCGTCTGGTACTTCTGAGCCAACTGCTCTGCGCTCTGAGCATCTCCCAACGGTTGTTCAGGCGGTGCAACGGTGACTTCTACGTTATCCTTCATGCCAAAATAGTTCTTAGCTCGGAAAATCCACTCTGCCGGGTTCTCCTGACCGTACATACCGTTGTACGCCCACATGGACTGCATTTGCAGAATCAGCTTGAGTATGTACTTCTGCTGCAAGCTGTCGTCACGGCGTTTGCCTGCCATAATCTGCTTCAGGCTCACCCATTCGATGCCAAGTACCAATGCAATCCATTCCACCACAGGGGAGATTCTGGCTTCGATGCAAGCGTCAAAAAAGAAGTCAAGTCGCTGCTGCACTTCAATCGGGTTGTTCATGTCCACGCTCGGAAGGTCGCCAAAATACTTGGCTGCAATCATGCCGATAACCTTCTTGTCCTCTTCATCACCGATTCTCGACTGCAAATCGCCTGTATTCATCATCTTCGATTTCTCGATAGCCAACTCTTGTTGTTCTTTCACCTTTTTACTCACCTGTGAGCGGATAGATTTCCGCTTATTAAGCATCTGTTGTTTCTTCTTCTCTCGCTCTTTCTCACGCTTCGCAGCGGCTTCTTCTTTCGCCTTTTGCGCCCGCTTCTCACGCTTTTTCTTTTCCGCTTCGGTCAGCGGCGGTCTGCCACGACCACGCTTCGGGGGTGTTGCCATGTATCAGACCTCCTTTGGCAGTTCAGGGAGGGGCATCCAGTGCGTAATTTTGAATGCACTGGCGTAAGGCTCCATAGTCGGATAGCACCAGCATCCTCCATCAAAGTTCATTACTCGCATAACACCCATAGAATTTATTGTCAGCACATCTTTAGATTCGCCGTATTCAGCATTTGGAAGTTTATTTTTTACGCTAATCCATTTGTCAGGAAAACCGTTCTCGCTATAATAAGCGATTTCAAAATAATGCGTAGCCATTCCAAGTTCTTGCTCAATATCGCTACGAATGCTCTTGTCGTCATCGTCCGCTTCTGTTTCGAAAACAATGTAAATTCGCTTTTTCATGTTCTCACCTCTTCATTTTCGTTTCTATGTTGTCCAGCTTCCGTGCAATCCACCAGACGGAACAGCAGCTGTCCAACTGTCTCCACCAAGCGCACTTTTCTTTCTCGCATACGCACCGCCCAAGCGGATTGCTGGTCATCTTCATCGGGCAGTAAAGTTCGTTGTCCATCATCATTTACCTCAACCAAATAATTAGCGCAAATGCAGTTGAAAGCACCATACTTGCCAGAATACATACCATTAGTAACCAATCGTCATCATGCCAATCTATTCTGGTTGTCATATAGGCAGAAATCATAATCAGTGCAACAAGTGGCAAGCAAAGTGCTTTCAAAATGATGTTCGCCATTCTTATTTCCACCCCATCACAACGGCCGTACAAACGGCTAGGCACACGTTGACGAACAGCCAGACGAGCATTGCCTGCCGTTTTTCAAACAGGTTGTCTGCCGCGTCTTTGATTGTCCGTTCAGACTGAACTACTACCGCCAGCAGGACTAAGCAGACCAGCCAGCGGGTTACAAATTCAAACATTGTTAGCTCCACCTTTCTCTCAACTCTTTTTCTACCTGTTCTGACTTTGCGGTGATGTAATCCGCAAACTCGTCAGTGGTCATGTTTTCGCTTTTGAACTGTCCAACCATCTCCCAGTACCTATCACCAATGCGGATGATTTTCTGCACCTGTTCATCGGTCAGGTCTGCATCGCACCGAAGATTCTGAATCAGTGCGCCCCATGTGGCAGCGATGCCATCCAGAGCCATGCGAAAGCCGTACAACTGGTTCTGCCGTGCGATTTTGCGGAGGTTGGCTGACATCGCCTGTTTGCTAGACAAGGGGCGGTTTCTGCGCTTATTCATCTGACTGCTCCTTGTCTTGAAGGCGATGGAGCCAACGGTAGTATTTTTCGCTTGCAATAATTCCAATTCGCTCATACGCTTTTTTGTCATCCGAAGCACCAAGCGCAACTATGCACACCATAACGTCTGCGTATTCCTCTTCAAATGCCTTTCGGCATTCCTCAACACTCTTCGGTGTCGGGTTCGTGCCGTCCAGCGCACGGCGTAGCTTCAACGCAGCCTGTGCCAACTCGGATGCTTCTTCTGCCAACTGCGCCAAGATTTCCGTCTCGGGCAAGATGTCTGAAACTTTCTTGCTCACTTCTGTTCTCCTTTCAGTCGATGTACCGCCATGCAACGATTTTGACATCACTTGAAACCCACTCACCACTGCTTTGAAACCAGCGTTTATCGTTATATCTACGGTACGCAATGTCGAGGTCTCCATTTTCAAGCTTTATTTCGACAGCCGCTCCACATTGCGGTTGAGTAGTCATGTTTTTCCATTCGTTCTTGTTTTCGTTGTCTGGTTTTTCTTTGTTTGGCTCTAACCAGTCATTCAGTTCTTTCATGCAGGACGGACAAAGTTGAATCGGTTCTTCGCCCAGTCCAAAACGGTTGTGTTCCACCGTGCAATCTAAGAACAGAATCGAATTTGCAGTACCGTAGCAATCGTTTATGTCATGCACTTTCCGATTAAAAATCTCACCGCACCTGTCGCACTTAAAGACAACACTCACTCTTTTATTCCCTCCATTCTTGAACCACAGTTAGGGCAATAATCAAAATCCGATACACGTTCATACGGCGAGAGTTTGTATTCTGCTCTGCATTTGTCACACTCGATTGAGTTGCTTTCATGGTCGTAAATCCATTTTGCTTGTCGTTCCTGTTCTCCTTTCAACCAATCGTTCAGCTTTGCCATGCAAGAGGGGCAAAGAAGAACGCCCCACCCTTCTTCCCCTCCAATTATTGGACGAACTTCAATTTTCCTATTCATTTTGTTCCATTCTTCAAGCGTAAACGTTTCGCCACACCTATCGCATACCATTGTCATTTTCACCACAACTCCCAACTAGCCTTGAGTTCTTTTCCGATTTCAACAGAAAGTTTCTTGATGATGATTCTTGCGTGTTCATACTGAGCTTTCACGCCGTATGAATAATCTGCGACGACCTTCTTCGGGCTTTCATCTCTTCTCATTTTCTTTTTAAGGTTTTCTTCGTTCTCCATAAGGAGTTCGTTTTGGTACAACCCCAGAAGCCTTACCAATTCTTGTTTTTCAGACAGTTGCATTTTCCTTCTCCAATCTCTTTAGCAGCCCATCCACTTCATACCGCCAATGGACACGCAGTCTTTTTGCCTTGACCTCTATCCCCTCTTGCTCTGCCCACTGCCAAGGGATGCTCTTCCGGCTTTCGTTGTAACGGAACGCCAGAACTTTGCTGGCAGAGATTGCAAAGGTGCGGTTGACCACCCGATAGTTGACTATCACATGGGCAGTCTGACCACTGTATCCCATCGCATCCACCATGTCAGTGATGTGCTTTTCCTTGCGGTATTTGCACTTTGCCTTGTCGTACTTGCCGAACACCTTTTCCAGAGGGATAGAGGGTGTTTCGATGGTTTTTAGCTCAAACAGGTGGTTCATCGGGTATCGGTACACAAGGAAATCGCAGATGTTGTCGATGGAAAAGGACAGGTTCTCGTTGCCGCCGTAGTAGGTGGCGGCACTGTCTTTCAGTCGGTAGCACCACGCATCGGATGGTACGGATGCTTTGAAGTCCACTTCAAACTGCTTGCCGGTGTTCATGCGCCATACTCCGCATCGTATTCGGCTTGCAGCTTTTCAAGCTTCTCCTGTAACTTAGGAATCGACTTGTTATAACTTAGAAGTCTTTTTCTTCGATAAACATTGTATTTGCTGAATGGTTCTTCCTTGATTGCGTTTTCGTTCCACTCAACGCTTCCCTTAATTCTCTCAATTCTGTATTGGAGATGCTTAATGGCTTCTCTTTTATCAGCCTGTTCAAAAACAGGAAGAAGAAAATTGTAAGCGTTCTTTGCTTTAATATTTCCATTTTTCGCTTCTTCCAATACCCATTTCAGGAATCTTTTGGTGTTTATGTTCATCCTCGTTCACCTCTAAATTCACTTCCGAGAAACCGTTTCTTGCCTTTTTCCCGGTGCTTGTCCTCGTAGTCACGGTGGTACACGCTCTGGCTGTGGTTCAGCTCATACACGAATGCCTTGCGTTCCTCGAAGTCTTTCTTCTCTACCTTGTACTTTTCGCAGGTGTCGTGGCAAGCTTTGTGGCGTGATGTGCAGTTGAGACAACAGGTAATCATTCTTCGCCAAATCTCCTTTTTGTTACGGCCATCGGGAACTCTTCAATTTCGCTTGCCCACCGTGCTGTTCCCTCGCCGTATGCTTTTTGCCAGACCAGAGGGAAACCGCCTAGACCATCGAACAGGCTACCCAGAGTGGGCTTTTCTTTCAGGTAAGGGCGCATCTTCTGCACCAGCCAAAACCACTGCGGCAGAGCAATTGAGTTGCCAAGAGCCTTGTACCGTGGGCTGTCAGCGTATTTGTGCTTCTTGCCATTACTGTCTGTCCAATCACCAATGTTGGTGTAATCGTCAGGAAATCCTTGTAGCCGTTCACATTCAACAGGGGTCAAGCGGCGAACAATCCAGCGGATGACTTTCTCTGAAATCAGACACTCGCTGCCATTGCCGATGTTTCCCGCTTTTGCTTTCAAGGTTGAGCATTTGTCGATTTCCTTATAGTGGCTGAAAGACTGTTCGTTGAAGGTCTTACGTTCGATAGCAATAGCCGTGTAGTCTGTGATTCTGTTTTCGCGGTCTACTGTAATGGTCGGTACTATCTGTCCGTCGCCATTTCTTCGTGCATCAAATATTTTTCTTTCCGTGACCATTGGAACATACCCGCCGCCAAGACCCATGCTTGCTGGAAGCGTTGGGCAGATGCCGGTCTGTGAAACCGTTGCATGGACTTGGTTACTTTCTAGAACAATAGGTTGGTGTCCGTGTTCCGATGCCCGCAATGTTCCCGTCATGTTATAGGACACACTCATCGCCTCTCCGCCTTGGTCATTTAAGACGGGAATCGCTTGGAAAAGCGTCTGGTCTTGGAGTGTCGATAGCGTCCCGGTTTTCTCCGTTTGTACCAGTGCGCCCTTGCCGCCGCCCGCGCATCCACTACGGATTTTCAAGGTATAGGCTGTGTTCCGCCCCCCCCTCTGCCACCACTCGATCATTTCCAGTAGGGCAGTTTGCAGTAAGCCCGGTAACTTCTTGCCACGTCGGGATGCACGGGTCAGGATGCCTTGACAGGCTCGTGCGCTCAAATAATATTTCTCCGGCGCGTTGGCCTCCAAGGTCGATGATAAGAGCGATACGTTTTCTACGCTGGGCCACTCCGAAATATTGACTGTCGAGCTGTCTCCAAGCCAAGCTCCATCCGTTTCCGACGATTGCTCCGGCTTTGCTCCATCTGCCACTCTTCGGAGGTCTAGGAATTGAAGCGTCTGGCTGTTCCACGCGGGCAAGTTCTTCCAGCACGGCTCTGAAATCTTCTCCTCCGTTAGAACTGAAAGCCCCTGGCACGTTTTCCCAAACAGCGAAAGTTGGATACAGTCCATTTGTGCTTGACCTCATTTCTTTTATGATTCGAACCGCTTCCATGAACAACCCAGAGCGTTCTCCGGCAAGTCCCGCTCTGCGCCCCGCAATGGACAAGTCCTGGCACGGGCTTCCGAACGTGATGCAATCTACAGGCTCTATCTGGTCGCCGTGAATCTTTGTAATGTCGCCCAAGTGTTTCATCTTTCCAAACGCCCGTCCAGCCAGATAGCGCAGCTCTTATATAAGGTAGGAGATCAGGACTTTGCCGAAGCGAAAGCCTTGCTCATATCAGTGATAATGTCATATCGGTCTTGATATTTGCTGTACACAGTCGTTCCAGTTCCAAGACCAATCTGCGTCTGGTTGATGGAAGCAGGAACTATATAAATGCTTTCCTTCTCTTCGTTTTTTGCAATCAGAAAATAAACATCGCAAGTAGGGAATCGTTTTTCAAGGTTAAACGAATAGCAAAAACTCTTATTTGCTCTGCTCGGCCTTGCCGTTTTCACATCTACTTTAACGCTACCATTAACATAGAGGTCATAGGCGTATCTAGTTGACATTCGCTCAACCGCAAATCCATGTTCTTCCAGCAGTTTTGTAGCAAGGTCTTCGCCATACTTTCCGAATTGCGTTTCGCTTTCTTTCATTTTGACATTGAGGATTTCAGCTATTTTGTAATAGCCACCCGGAAAACGGCGAATTGCATTTGTCAACTTGTCGTTTCCGTAATACTCGCTCAATTCACTTCTTGATGGCATTCTGGTTAAACCAGTGGCAGACATACAGGCTTTCACATACAGCAAGATTTTATCTTGCGTCCAATGCGTTTTTTCTTCCTGATTCATGCGCATCTCCAATCAGAATGGCAACGAACCATCATCGTCAATCACAGAGAAGTCATCCGTGTTGCCCTGAGAGTAGTTTTGCGGTGCACCCTGCGCCCGATCGGCAGGCTTGCTGTCAGACTTGCCACCGCAGAAGTCAACCTTGTTCGCCATGATTTCCGTTGCGGTGCGGTTGTTTCCCTGCTTGTCGATATATTTCCGGGTCTGGATGCTACCAGTCACCAGAATCAGGCTACCCTTCTGGAACCACTTGGAAACAAACAATGCCGTGTTACCAAATGCGGTGCAGTTGAAGAAGTCGGTTTCCTTCTGACCGCCGCTCTGACGGTCGCAAGCAATGCTGAACGTACAAACATCCTTGCCAGACTTCGTGACCTTAGCTTCGGGCGTGTGAATCATACGTCCCTGAATTGCGATAGAGTTAAGCATTATTTAGCCCTCCTTCGGCTGTTTCTGAGCACAGTCCCAACACAGGACGCGCCCAAAGCGTTTCTTTGTGCTTCTTGCAGTTTCCAGCGGAGTGACGGTGCGGTTGTTGTACTGAATAGGCTGCAACTGCTTTCCGCAGCAAGCGCATGGGGGGATGGTTTCCACTTCCGTTTGCTTCTGCGCGGGCTTGTTTGCCCTGCTTGTGGTCTGCTTCTGGTACTCGTCCGTGTCAGCGTCTTTTGTATCGTCAATACAGAACAGGCCGTTCAAGGCGTACTTTCTGGCGTAGCTACTAGACGTTCCGGTCACCTGCGCTGCATCCATCTTGGTTTTTTGCTCCGGTTCTCTTGCGTAAGCAGTAACCGTTACGCATCCACCATCCAGAGCTTCCACCTTTGCGGTCGCTTCGATGTAATGCCACCCCTCTAGCACTTTAGGTTCATCAGAAAGGGTAAGAAGCAAACCGTGTTCTTTTAAAATTGGCTTGACTGCTTCCAAAATGTCCTCACAAGAACGATACTTGTAACCGCCAAATGTGTTCATCTGCCCCTTCGGGGCTTTCAACTCTGACTGAACAGCCATCAGAGCTTCATGGATTTTGCTGTTGTCCATACGTTTCCTTTCTTCGGCTTCTTTAGGCTTCATTGTTCTTACTTTGGCTTAATTTGGCTGTACAAAATCAGCCAGCCATCAGGTCTGCCAACTGTGCACGGAGGTCTTTCAACTCGGATTCCCTGTTCTCGATTTCATACTGCAAGTCTGCGATTTCATACCGCAAGCTCTCAATCTCAGCCAGACGGTCAGCTTCTTTGGCTTCTGCCATCTGCTCGTTGGTCATAAAGCACACGCCATCATCCGGCTCTGTCACGCCACCAAACCGATCAAAACAGCCGGAGCAATCGTACATTTCGTTCATTCTGCATTCCTCCATTTGTTGGTATGATGTGTTGCACGGCTGATTTTCTTGTTTTTACGGTCGTCATATTCGTTTTCCGCAGTAATGCCAAGTGCGCACATGACAAGTGCCGCAGCCAAAAGCGAAACTGAGAGAAAAGCGTAAAACAGCCCAGCTCCAAGCGTTGCTGCGTTTTCAATTAAGCCTCCGCAGCCAACAGACCAAATCGAGAACAAAATCCCAACTGTAACTAATATCGTCGCTTTTACGCTTTTCATTTTTCCACCTTTTTCAACACGACATCAAAGTAATCCGGGTTTGAATTATCGACGATTGCGTATGCGTTTAGAACATCGCATATCTTCAAAAGTGTCCCTGTTCTGATCCCTTCTTTGTGCCTAGCTCTTCTTCTCCCGAGGATGCTGTCCAGTGTCGGCCTTGACACTGTGCTTTTGCGACAAAGCTCATTCACACGAATACCGCGTTCTTTCATGGCATCTTCGAGCGTCATTTTTTCTCACCCTTGTGCCCGAATACCCAAGCCGATGCGGCGATGGCTGCGGCTGCAATAGTGTATTTCGCAGCTTCAATGCCAACCATCACACCGATCTCGTTCATCAGCCACATATTCACAAGGAGGAATGCCAGGACGATTGCCAACGTCCCAGCCCAAATCAAGATAAGTTCAACCAACGTCTTCACACTCAGCCCTCCCGTCCACCAACGGCACATTCTGCAACCGTGTTTTCGATTTTCTTGCGCAGCATTACACAAACCATGCGGATTTCTTTCAGCTTCAAGCCGGAACTAATAACCATGCCATACATATCATTTACGAGCTCGTACGCTTTGGGGGACATGTCATCCCGTGCAAGCTTTTGCTTGTATCTTTTGTTTTTGTACATTTCTTGTAGTCCTTTCTATGGATATGTTCTAGGCGGTCAGCTTCTCGGCTTTGCCATCGAATCTCCCGCTTTCCATAATATTTGCCGTTCATCTTTACCACCTATCAATCGTTCCAAGCTGTAGCCCAAGCACTACCTTGCCGTATGTTGTGCCAAGCTCCTTTGCCTTTTCTTTGATTTCGTCGATGGTATAGTCCTTATTTTTCGGCTTTGCCTTTTTCTGCTCCGGCTTCTTGTACTGGCCGCTTTTACCGCTTTCTCGATACTTCTCGCGCAGCTTTTTTTGCGAGTCTGCGTAAGCTGCTTTCGAGCACTCTGCGTGATACTTCTGGCAAACATTTCTCCGCACAAGTGGTTTACCGCACCAAGCGCAAGGAACAGGCTTTGCGGTTTCTTTGCGCTTTGCCTCAGTTCGTTTTCGGTTACGTTCTCTGCCTCGCTCCAAATTTGCAATGCTGTAGCAGTTAAGGCAGTATTTTCGATTTGCGGCTACCATTCCAAGAAGAACTCCACAACGCTCACAGTATTTAATCTCCACACCGCTCTCCTGCTTTCTTCTTGGCTTCCCGGTTATGCCTTTCAAAACACTGGTTCAGCATCTTTTCCATCCACAGCACCTTGTTGGCATCGTTTCTTGATACGCCAGCAGCCATTGCAAGCTTCAGTCTGCGCTTGTGGCTTTGTGCTTTACGAAATTCCATCACCAGCACTCACCAGCCTTATCTGTGATGAACTTCGGGACTTCCTTGCCTGTGGCAATGCACAGCGCAACCAGCTTTTCAACCCAGATGTCGTACAGGCTTTCTTTTGGCATATAGCACTGGCCAACACAAGACTTCTCAAATCTTTTCCAGATCGTCAGTACGACAGCGCCATCCGTGGCCGTCCATATTATGCCGTATCCTTCATTGTGCAGATTGTCCAAAATGTCTCGTGCTCTGCTTTTGGCTTCGTTGATTTCAAAGGCATCCCAGTGCTTTTTGCTTTCCTCGTAGGCTTCCACCGCCTCGTCAATGGCGTGGTGCGCTTCGTCCGGGTGCTCAAGGTCTACCTTTAAGGTGATGATCTGTTTCATACCACTCATTTTCCCTCTCTTTCTTTCAAAAGCTCTTCCAGAGCTTCTTTCACCTTAGCTTCCGCATTTTTAGGCTCACGCTTACCGTTCAGGATTTTCCCCAAGTATTCCGGTGCGCATCCCATTTTTGCAGCAAGCTCTCTGATTTCGATGCCGTTAACGTGAAGCGTTCCCACAACATCGCCTGTCCACTTAGGAAGCAAATTTTTTCTCCTTTCTTGTTCTAGTACTTGAACTTTTTGAAAGAATATGATAATATTATGGTGTAAAGCAAAAACATTATCGAACGTTCTTCTATTTGTTCAAAGTGTTTAATTTGTTCTACCGATTGAACCCGGTAGCCTTATTAAAGCACAAGTAGTAGAACTTTTCAAGTGTTTTTGTTCAAGTGATAGAACTTTGTCATCTTGTACAAACACTGGAGGTACGTTTTGTGTTTTTTGACAATTTCGTAAGGCTATGTGAGCAAAAGGGAGTAAAGCCGTCTCGTGCTTTGACTGAAGCTGGCGTTCCGAAATCTGCTTATAGCTATTGGAGAACCGAAGCAGGCGCAGGGAACGATGCAAAGCCGACCAACCAAAATGCCATTAAACTTGCACAATATTTCGATGTTACGGTTGATTACCTTCTTACTGGCAACCAAAAAGAAAACCCGCCCCAGCAGCCGCAAAGTGAAGTTGATGTAGCATTGGAGCGGATTAGAAAAAAACTTGAATCTATGCCGAAGGAGCAGCGTGAAGCTCTGATGAACCTGATCGAGAAGATGTAACGTTCATGCCCGGTAAAATAAAAGAATCCCTTGTTCCGGGCTGGTGTAGCTCTGCGCAAGGGATTTTCTGTTACTCTAGGTCTAGTGCTTGTTCCGCTGCCGGAATCTTTTCAGGATGTTCCAGCAGCCATGCAATAAATCGGTCAATCTTGGCTCTTTCCTGTTCACTCATTGTGGCATATCCTCCCGATCGGTAAGTGCAGATGTTCATTTGATACGATTATACATCTTTTAGTTGTCAAGTCAATGTATTTTTAACAACTTCGTAAAAATCGAACGTTTTCTTCGCATCCATTACTTCACATCAGGGAAGCCAAAAATTGCAATGACAATGATTAAGAGCCACATTAAGTTTAAGTTACCCTTTGCTTTGTAACATTCCGTTGAGCATGGAACGAAAGGGGTTTTCAGGCAGCTTGTCCAGAACATCTGCTTTGACAAGCGCGTTCGTGCTGATGCTGTGCGAAACATTGTTTAGCTGTACAATGGCATCGTCCAAGTCTTTTACAGTTGCTCCACGCCGTTCCATTGACTGGAGGAAAGTTTTCACTTCTTCAAGAACGACAGGGTTCTCGGCTTTATAGAATCCATTCGTAAAGTCCATCTTCTTCTCCTTTCACAGTTCCACAAGCTGCCCGTCAATGCGTTCGATGTTATCTGCCGGGTCTCGCCCATCGTCCAAGGCGGCTACGGCACGTTCCAGGATGCCTTTTGCTTCAAGGTAAGCATATTTATCAGCTTCGTACGCAGAAAGGCTCAGGACAAGCTCTAGTGTCCGTCTGCGAGCGTATGGGATAATCAGAGCATCTACGGTTCGGTTCATTAGCTTTCCTCCCACGGTTCAGGTGTGTGCGGCTTCCCATCGGGAACACTGGCAGGCATTCCGTCGATGATCGGCATACGTTCATGGTTCCAGATTACAGTTTCTTTCATTTTTGTTCCACTCCTCTTTGGAATTTTTTGACAATACAGTTATAACACAGGCTGCTGTTGGTTCTCCATAGCAGCTTTTTCCATTTTTTGGCTTGTCGAATCCGGCAGTTTTGCTGGATTTTGTTGAAAGGGTGAGAATTTATGGATGAATATTTAGTAAGAACAGCCAAAGCATTAGAGATAGCTCGAATGCGTTCCGGCTTGAGCCAGCAGAAGTTGGCAGCAAAAATGGGCGTGAATCGTGGTACGGTAGCAAATTGGGAGCAAGGTCTGGCAGCCATCTCCTTGCCGATGGCTATGCGCTGGTTTACCTGTTGCGGCGTATCGGTGGCTCGATACATGGACGCTTGTATTCATCCGGGACTACTTGAACACCTTGAGGACGACCCTTCCGATATGGAGAAACGGCAGATTCTCATAGATGCTATGATGGAATGTTCTTCTTATGAGATAGATGCCTTGTTGTACATCCGGTACGGAGATCACGGCTCAGACCACATCGGCGTACTGACGGAGATTTTGGCAAATCTCCACACGCCGTTGAAGGACAGGGTCGCTGTCTGTCGGATGGCGTCCGGTAACTATGAGATGGCACAGGCTACCAAAACTGACCCAGACCCGAACGGAACAGCCCCAAAGATGGCGATTCTCTATCAGGCGCAGGACGCCGGAACAGAAGCTGCTATGAAGTCCAACGATTCCTATACCGTTAATCCCAATAATATAACTGGCTGATTGTCGAATTATCGCAGTTTTTGAAGAACATTTTGTCCACGTTCATCCACTTTTTGTACACCTATCGGGCAAATTCGTCTTGTCAATCCGTCCCCCATAGGCTGTAAATCGACAACATTCGCGCGGGACAAATAACGTATTAGCGTTAATTTGTTGTTTGTGATTGAGTGGTTCGTCAATCTGTCCCCCATAGCATTGGCTTAAAAGTTTTTCATCCACTTTTTGTACACGTTAGGCAAACCTAACCGTTAAGCGTTTCAACCTTTCGGATGCTGAACATCTGTTTATTTAGCAGTATTCGCTT